GAGGAAGGACCGATATTACTTTGCTCTAAGCCATCCCTTGTTGCTTCAAACGGACTATTTTTTGGAGTAACTTTAATACATGCTAAGTTAATACCTGCACGTTCTGCCATTAAAGTTCTTACTTGCTCATCGTTGCATGGGTAATGAAAAGTTGCATCAATTAAGTGTACTTCAACTGGTCCTAAACTGGGGAAATCCGGACTTTCTTGAATAGGTAGTCTTTTTGGCTTTGTAATAGAATCTAATTTATAAGCCTCTAAAACAGTTTTAATTTTTGACATTAGATCATCCGGAAGCTCACAGGCTAGTCTAATTCTAAAATCAAACGTTTTATGACTTTCGGTTAGATAAGCTTTAAACGATTTCATTTTAATTCCTAATATATGATATTTATTCTAAATATTGAATTTATTGCTTTGGCTTATTTAATATTTGAGCCAATAATGTATTTCTATCAACAACCATACCCTCACCTTCAATTGAACTGTCTGTTTGTCCACCATCTTGTTTAATTTGATGATCCAATCTCATTTTCTTTAATTGAAGATCAACCATACGTAGTTTTTTGTCTAACTTAGCTTGTTTGGCAGTAATAGCATGACCCAATAGTACACCAGCAGTTTGAAATACCTGACCACTAAATCTTGCTTCCATATTCATACCCAGGTCCATAAGATCATTAAATCTATCTTTAGCTAGAGTAGCTAATTCATCCATTTCCTGATCGCTGGCATCCAATTCTCTGACCATGGGCAAGGCTGCATCTATTTTGTCAATAGTGCTGTCAATGTCTCTAAATATGGTTTCGTTTTCTTTGAAAGTTTCTACTGCTTCTAAAGCAGTAGTTTCTTCAGGTAGATTTTTTGGTAAATTGAAAAGTTCTTCGAGTTTACGTGTCATAGTAACGGTATTTACCGTTTTTTGGTTCCTTGATGGAAAATGTCTGTTTCGTTTACCACTCTGAATCGTAAACCCTGTGCAGCACAAAACTTCTGCGCAGCTTGCCATTTTGCCATATTTAGTACCACTGCAGCTTTGTCCCTCGAAGACTTAGCTGATTCTAACACCGTTTGACTAGTTGGTTTAATTTCTATTACTTCACCGTGCTGTTTACCATTTTTGTCTTGATACACAATTAGAAAATCAGGCACATATATAGTATTTTTTCCTGTGAATGGATTTTTATAATTTACATGAATAGCTTCACTAGCCCAATGTAACACTGCTGGATTTCGATCACAAAAATTCATGAATGCAAATTCCCAACTTGATCTGTAAGTAGGTTGCTTACGCCCTACATATTTTGCAGGATTTACTATTTCATATTTCCCTTGACTGTATTTAGACATGATTAATATATAATAGTTCTTGATGTATATGTGTTTACTTGTGGAGTTGTTTTAACACCTAAATAACTGGTATTAACTCTTGAATTATTTAAATACAAGGCCAAAATCACATTTAGATCCCCTTTGGGCAATTTCATAAATTTATTCAAAACTTGTAATGGATCTTCCCTTTGGAGTTGTGCAGTTTCTATCACTGTCTGTACTAATATTTTGGCAGTTTCTCTGTTTCCTGTTTGTTGTTCAAAATACCCCAAGATAGAATCATTGACTTCTTGGTTGATATCCAAGGGCGCTAGAAAATAGTTATTGAAATATCCTGTGGTTTTGGTTAACCCGGATGTATTCAGATTAGTGGGAGAATTTCTAATCATTATTCACTTCCCCAATCATTCCATTCTGACCAACTATCATTTGATGGGCCTTCATTGAACCAATCAGCAGGATTGCCCATTGGGTCTTCAGTTGGCCCACTATAGTTCCATTCATCTCCACTGCCTGTGTAAATAGGATTGCCGCTACCGTCGGTTAAGAAACTTCCTGCGCCGGGACCTGAAGCCACTGCATCAGTATTTTGGCCAGGAGTTTTATTGAAGAAATTTAAGAATCCTGAATTATTTGATCCCTTGATCACATCCGTAGTATTACCTTCAATATCCTCCGTAACTACGGTCCCATCTTTGTAAGTCACTCGTGTTCTTAAAAATTCCCCAGTAATAGGATCTGATTCGTCAATAGAGCTAACCACATTTTTCCAAGGTTCAGAGGCAGAATACCCACCGGTACCGGACCAACTACCCACTACGTTTTTAATTTCTCCTGATACTTTATCCCAACCTTGTACAATTGCACCAGTAGCCGTATTAATAATAGGTTGTAGTCCATTGTTCACTGCACGACCTATTGCTGCTCCTGTTGATGTAGCAATTGCTGCACTTACTGTCCTACCTATTACACTGTCTCCAAGAAAGCTTCGATTCAATGCTCTATTTATGGATTGCCCGGCTACCAAACCTCCAGCTACACCTGCAGTTCCTGATAAAGTATTAGTAATCTGTGCTGTAGTTGTGCCACCAACTGTATAAACTAAACCTGTACGTGGATCTGTTCTATATTGTACACCAGTCCGACTAACTGTCCCCCCGGTTGCAGCTAAAGTTCTTGTATCTACAGGGTTGGTGTTAATATTTTTTTCATTTTGAGCCCTGCCAGGGAAAACTCCCAACCTGTTACCATCTGCATCTTCAGTAACTTGTGTGCCATCTTTATATGTGTTAATAACTACAGTGTTGCCTTCTTCATCCGCTGTAGTTTGTACTGACACTAAATTTTCAGTTGGATTACTAGGATTATATGTTCCTGATTTAGTACCCAGGGTTGTAAACCCGGGCACAGCTTGACCATTATCGTCAATGAACACACCTGTAATAGTTCCAGTGGGCGTATTCAATGTACTAGGATCGACCACCACTCTGCCAGATGTGTTTTTAGCATCGAATATTGATCCAGTTCTTATAAAATTTGATCCTGCACCAACAGCAGTTTGAATTCCTCTATTTACCGCTGCTAGTCCCTGAGTTAACACATTAGGACTGGAATTTACACCAGATCCCGCTGCGGAACCTATTACCAAACTTCCGCCGTTTACTCCTGTGACTGCAGGTATACCTCTATTCCCTGCAGGCGGTGGATTAGAAACTAGCTGACTTGTAGCAGTACTGGCAGTGGTAGGAAATGCGAAAGGGTTACGTCCATTAAGAACTTGATTTGCTACACCTAGTCCCAATTGACCTAAACTTGCCCCAACTGCATTTTTAAAATTAACATTTTTAAGATTGTTATAGGTTTTGTATAAAGTTAATAAATTACTTAAAGGCCCGCCGGCACCACTTGATCCATCCGGTTTTCTTAAATCTTTTGCAACACCATCAATCACTCCAAGAATCCCACTATTAGAATATAGAGTAGATGTACTAGTCGCAATTGGACTGGGTCTATTATCATAATGCAATAAAGTAAATCCGTCTACTACAACAGGATCTACAAAACCTGTAAAATATTTTACTGTTTCATAATTTACCTGCATTGTGTTAGTTAAGATCCCGGTTCCTTCACTACTGTCCAGCTCGCCATGCCTCCAAGAACTTATGACTGGATTTACTAACATATATTCCGTGAATCGTTTATTGTGTAAACTAAAAATTCTGATGTTACTTAGAAGAGGAGGCAAGGATTGATTTCTTGGACTAAAACCCCAACCAATTTTGGATCTTAACGAATATCTATTTGTATGTCTATAAGATACCGCATCGTAATCACTATCTCTAAAATAATACGTATAATAGTCATTCCAAAAATTTGTAATTACATCTGCCGCATCGTCATGGAAAACAACACTCACAGGTTCATAATTCAATTGAGTTTGTAAAATATTTTTCCTATTATATGCGTTTAAGATTTTTGTATTAATTTGAAATTTGGGCAAATCTGCACGTTTAACCAACATTCCAGTTTCAAAAAATTGATATCTTTCAGCAAAACTTACAATATTTGCTAATAAACCCTGTGCTTGTGTTAACGCTGGATCGAAATTAATTACCACATAATATAAAAACGATTGCTTAGGAGCCAAACGAAAGTTGTCGGCTAAAAATAACTTTGCAGCGTGTTGATAAGGTTGAGTTGGATTTGATCCAAGCGGTTTCAATCCAGCATTATATAAGGCGGCCATAAAAATATTTAGTTCAAAAAAAAGCCTGCTCGGAGCAGGCTTTTTATTTTTTCTAACTATTAACCAGTTACTGCACTAGCTGGATTAAATTGAGTAATACCAGGAGTACCTACTCCTGCTCCAACTGTTTGTATGGCATTGTCGTATCTAATTGTCATTGTGATAGTCATTGGTTCATTGTCTGAATATGTAGCATCATTATAGTTAACATCACTTAAGAAGCATCCATAAAGTTGCCAGCTTTCTAAAACTGTTGGATCTGCAGCACCATTATTACCGTCTAACATTTCAATTGTTGAAATGAATTTATAATCAATAGCACTACTTGCACTGGCTTGTTCCATAAAGTCAAATTGCTTTTGTAACTGTTCGCCAACGATTCTAGAAACATTGCCACCTGCGTCGTCACGTAGAACCACTTGACTAGCTTGCCATTGTGGTCTACCGGCAATATATACCATACTGTTATAAACAGGAATGGAAATTGGTTCCATTTGTACCTGTGGTCTGGCAAAAGAGATTAATTGTTTTGTAAGCTCGGTGGTTGCAGAGCCCGGCGCACCAAATTTCTCAAAGTATGCTCTAAATCTAAATTTCAATTTAGGCATTAAGAGACCTTGAGTGGTACTACTTTGATTACCACCCAGTGGTACTGTAAATCTTGTTAGTGATGAAACTGCCATATTATGCTCCTGTTCCTAAAGCTGAGGCTGATGCTAAATTACCGCCTTGGATTTCTCCAGGGTTCTTTAATCTAATTGGAATGTAAATAAATTCAACATCTTTAGTTGGTTGAATTGCAACATCTACATACAATTCATTTCTACTGATTCTTTCTGGTGTATTGTTTGTTGTATCACAAACTGCAAGATAATCGGTGATACCACGTTTAACAACTAAATCATTTAATAGACTGTTTACTACAGCCAATATCGAATTTCTTGTTATAGGATCGTTTGGTTCAAAAATAAACGGTCTTGCAATGATATTAAGTTGCTGACGTAAGTAGTTTACTAATCTTGCTACATTAATTCTATCTAAAGCACTAGGTGTAGAACTTAATGTTTTCTGACCGTAAATCAATAAACCATTTCCTGGGAGGAATGTCAAAGGATTAATTTTGTTAGTATATAATACATCTCTTAAACCTTGAGTTACTCCAATTGAAATAAACTGCCCGCTAGTTGGTTGAATATAACCAATGGCATTAAGGTTATCTATTAGACCCCTTCTAGTTCCTGCAGGAGCTAACCAAGGATAGCTAATATTATCACTCTTTAACATGGCACGTAACACTGCATGACTGGAAGGAACTACTACAGCATTTCCATCAAGATCATTAGTTTGGCCCTGCGGATAGTATATACCAACATACGGACTTGTAGTATTCAATCCAAATTCGCCAGTTGAAGTTACTTCTAAACTGTTTGTGGCCCACTCTTGGATATCTGTACCGGTAGCAACTAATCTCATAGGAGTATCACCGATAATAAACGCGGTGTTTTCTCTATCCTCATTTAAAGTAATCATGTTAGGAATCAACTCAGGATATCCAGGACATGTAATTAAATTAAACTGATTTGCATCCTCACGTAATGCTGTACTTGCATCAATGGATGCTTTAAGTGCGGCAACCACAACACCTCTTGGGGCTTTTCTACCAAAGTTCGGAACTCCAGTAACATCGAATCCACTTACACTGACCCAAACACTTTTCTGTG